TTTTATCTTATCGTGTTCTTCATGTTTTTTTCTTATGGCTCTTCTATCTGCATCTGTCTTAATTCCTACTTCTTCATAGGCTCTTTCCCTAAAAGCAATTTGACTTTCAGACAAATCTTTATCATCTAGCCTCATAAGATCCGATTGCGCTGCCCTAGTCTGCTCACCAAACTTAGTAGAACCATCGTGCAGTTGATTTTTTAGACTTAGACCCATACCGTAGATTGGAGTCTCTCCATCTATCCCATGTACATCTTTATACATCGCTGTATATTCAGGATCTGCACCCATAGCCTCTAGCTCATCTAAAGAAGTTTCTGTAATATACTTATCCACTTCCTTAGGATCCACTCCTTGATTTAGTAAAGCATCCTTTGCATCCTTACGGGTTAAGTGTGCTTCCATGTTATCTTTCCTGTCCCCGTCACCTACAGTTAATCCAATAGGTAATACAATATCAGGATCTCTTGCAGCTAAATCTTCTGCCTCTAGCTTCACAATCATTTTATATAAGTTTTTACGCTGACCATTTGTTAAGTTTTCTAGTTGCGCTATCGCATTAATATCAGCAAAACTCCCTGTATCAGTACCAGCCTGTTCAAATAACTCTAATCTTGCTAAACCAGCCTGATGAAGTATATCGTCATCCGATTTAGCTTTCGCTATGACATTCTGAGAATACTTATATAACTTAGCCTTTTCCGCAGGAGTCTCGGCACTTCCGTACATCCTAAGAAGCAACCCAGAAACACGAAGAGATTCAACCATCTTACCTACATAATCATTAATAACCTGTGAGGTGTACTTAAATCTACCTAATCCTCCAAAGGGATTCTTGTCTGGATCAATGCACCCTTCCTCGCCTTCTTCCCCTTTACATTTGCATCTTTCTTTAATTCTGCTAATTGCGTCAAGCTCTGGGGCTCCTGCATTCTTTACAATACCTTCATCTCTACCGTATGCGATTCTAGTTTTGCTTTCCCCCTCATCAATGCGAACCATACTCCCTAGCTTCTCGCAGTTTCCTTTTACTTGCATACTACCAGCAGCCAACTTCTCAAAAAATACTTTGGATTGTGTAGCTTTAAGTAGAGTTCCTTCGTTAATAGCTTTTTCAATAGGGGCTCCTGGTTTACCTGTTTTTGGATCAATGGGCCACTCAATTCCCTTGGCATGAGCTAAACTATACTCCCAACTAGAATTAGATCTACCTGAACCTCGCATACCAGCATACCCAGCAGTTGCTGCCCAAGCATCAACATTATCTCCCTTCTCGCTTCTAACCATAGCAGATCTAGTAGTAAGACTTCTAACAATATCCTTAATACCTTTTGTTATTTTAGCATAAATTTTAGGGTCTTCAATTACTCCCTGCTCTGCGACATAAACACCTGATCTCCCGATAGGGTCTTCATCCTGAGGTGCTACGATCTCAGTAGCGATCCCTGCCTTTTCGAGATCCCCTGCGGCATCAGTCTGTTCTTCTGCTCCTTCCGCTTCTGCACCTAAGAAATCATTTAAAATTGTTAACCAAGTAGGGTTAGATCCGTTTCGAATATCTTTGTTTCTACTGTTAGACCAATTGCTGCCCTTCATTACTTGCACAGGATTAACTTTAAACCCAGAGTGACTAACAAATCTAACATCCTTTTCTGGAATGTTGTCTGGTGATTTTCTAATGAAGCCTGTCAATTCGCCTGGGCTAATTTTAACTCCAGGTTCAGGTGCTTGAATGCTTTGTATTGCTCCAATAGCTACATCCTGTACTTGCTGCTGCTTATCAGACAATGCCTTAGCTCCCTTAGCTTCATCAACCCTAGCAAAATATAGTTTTTTTATTATGTTAAGTATCATATCATTATATTATAGAGAAAACCCAGCCCAACAAAATTGGGCTGGGCTTTATTTAGTAACTGTAGACTGCGGATCTACTGGTGATCAGCAAAGTCGTAGCGAAGTGTCATTTCAATTGTGTGGAAATCGTTTGCGGTAGAGTAGTTATATTCTGATTCTTTCCAAGCCTTAGGATAAACACCATACATGGTAGTACTTCCCTTAACATTCATATTTCCGTCAAGCTGAACTACTGTAAGTCTCTGTGCTTTGTTTGTAGTAACTGATCCATCCTTGTTATCGTATACAGTAGTGAACCAATCATATAAAGTTCTTGATGCACCACTATAAAGATCATCAAAGGTAATAGTAACCTCCTCTGGGGAAGGCTTGCCTGGATACCAGAATCTCTCGTTAACTCTGTGGGCTTCAATGTCATCAACAGTAACTCCAATAGGACTCACTTGTTTTGCTGCGAGAGTTAACCTAGTAGGGTTTCTTACCCCAGGAACTCCTTCAAAGTGGCACTCAAATTGATATACTCTTACGGAATCAAGTTCCGTTGACAGGATAGGTAACTGGGAACCTAATGCACCCGCCCTAAATGATTTATAATACGCTGGCATAATTTTCTCCTATTAGTTACTTAGTTTTGCGCTTTGGTTAGTAAGGTTAACCTCAAAGACTAGAATCTCAGCAGTCTTAGTAGGTTTGATAAGTACTTTACACCAGAGTTCGTTTCTATCCACTCTAGCGGAAGTATTGGTAGTCTCATCACAGATAACTTTGAATTCTATGATACCTCTTCTACGCTTGTAATCATCCATAGCCGAATCTAAGGTAGACTGAATATGAGCGTAAGTAAATTCATCATTTGGTTCAAACACAAATTGCCTACTTGTAGCAAGCAAGCTTCTTCTAATTTCAATCATCAATCTACGAACATTAACTCTGTCCAGAGCCGTAGGGGCTCTCTGAGTAGTTCGTTGACCAAAGATCATAATCCCGTCTTTAGGGAATTTAACGATTGGGTTAACAACATTTCCTCCACTATACATAGCGTCCCTATCTCCCTGAGATAAGCTAACCTCAGTATCGGAAGGCTTAGTTAGTCTACCTCTGGTAGCTCCAGCAGGGGCGAACCAAGCTTCAGCATCGGAATCCGTAAGCCCCATTTGACGAGCAGCATAGATAGCAGGATCATAGAATCTATCCTTGCCATCGTAAGTACTAAACACCTTCAAGTGTGGGTAGTAGATGGCTGCATAAGAACTGTTTAGAGCAGCCGTTCTTCCGCTACCTAAACCATTTGCAAAGGAAATTGCTTGTGATGCACCACCTATACCTTCTGGGCAACTAAGTAGGGCTAAGAAGTTTTGAGTAGTCTCAGCCAAGGTCACTAAGTTATTTTGCACACTCTGCGTCTGAATCCCTGGTACTAAGGCAATTGAAATACCCAAGTCCTCATTACTCAAACTTTGCATACCAGTCTTAGTAGTAGACGATGGATCAACTTTACCAATCAAAGCAGTTGCCCTACCGTCTTCTGTAGTTCCAGTACCATTATCTCCTCCAGCCATCAAGGTTGTACCTTGCACAAACTTAATGTGTGGTGGAGTGAAGTGGCTTGCTTTTGAGTTATACTTAAAGGAAGCAAGAGGCGTTGTAGTTTCCCATGTGGTAGTATGGCTTTGCGTCAAGGTAGAGATCTTGTTGTTAAACATACCCAGTTGTGGGTCTAACCCCGTAGCAGTAGCAGGAGTACCTGTAAAGTAGTGGAAGCCACCCGTCAAGGTATCTCCTGGGTAAGATGCACTAGATACTGGCAACTCTGCGTTACCAACAATATCAAGAACATCAACACCATAATGATCGGCTGGATCCCAACCTAACGCAGGAATAGTAGCACAGGTTTGCGTCATGGCAGTAACTGCTAAATCAGCACCAACATTACCAGAGGTCAGATAGCCTTTAATAATATCGGAAGTTAAGGTAGTAGTTTCACCCTCATCAGTATTAATTACAGCTTCGATAAAGGGTGCTGCCCCACTAGCAGCGTAAAGACTTACAGCAAAGTTTTCAGCAGCTACGCCACCATCATTGACCGTTAATAAGTTGTCTAACCCACCGTTAGCAGTAATGGTAATGCTATTACCAGTAGTAACACCTAAAGCGTCCGTTGTTTGATTATACCCAGCCCCAGCATGAATAGATTGTCCTAAATACCCAATAGAAGAAGCATCAGGGAGGCTACTGTTATACTGATAACCGTAAACTCTAAGAGCAGATGTGTACAACCCAGAAGTGTTAGCTCCATTAGCACCATCAGCCTCATAGTTTCCTGTGTTACCTACTGCTTGGAGGCAATTGAGCCCAACTGTACGAGCAGCGGTGGTGAAAGCAGCGATATCCATGTAAGCACCTGATCCTGCGTACTTACTGTAAATAAATCCAGCACACACAGAAGAGGTGTTTGGATCAAAGGAGACGGAAACTTGATCATCATCAAGCTCTCCACCAATAACTTGCTTCAATGCATGAGCTTGTTCGTTTCCAAAGGTATTAGTTTTTGTCCCAGCAGGTACATCAAAGTCTCTGGGTGTTGCGTACTGAGGTGTTCCTGATTCGTTGTACACCTGAACATGCAAGTAAAGATCTCTACCAATACCAAAGGAGCCAACCCTTAAGGCTGTACCAGAATCATTAGTTGTAGCAGGGACACCACTCACATATACCGTAGGACAAGTACCAACTACTGGAATAGCGGAAGCGTCAGTAGCGGAATCTTCTTCAGCAGCCCTAATAAAATAAATTTGATTGGTAGTTTCTAGAATCTCCAAAGCACCTTCTAAAGCTTGTCCTGGGATATCTTCCGAAGGTTCACCAAAAGTTTGTACCAATTGGTCTTGGCTAGTTATTAAGGTTGGAGTATCGACTGGACCTTTACCTGCGAAACCCACAATCCCAACAATAGTCCCACCAGTAGTAGGAGTATACTGAGAAATGTCTTTCTCTATTACATATGCACCAGGGCTTACAAATTTTACCATTATTATTTCCTCTTACTGTTTGATAGTCTTAGGATCCGACGAGCGACTAAGTTTTTTATTTGATCAGAAATACAACTAGGGGAGACTTCTATGCTTTCCCCTGGCTTGAGCCAATGTTGTTTAATTTTTCCGTTGTACTCATTAAAAATGAGAGTTTTGCTTTGTAAACCTTCATTTGTAATCATCTTCATCATGAAACCTCTCTAGATTATGTACGCTTGTTTGATCATTTTTATATAAGTTTTTTATGTTTTCTTATTCTATTCAAGGATATAGATCAACTTCAGTCTCAAATCGTTCAATTTTCCCAGTAGAGGTTATTAAGAATTTTGGATTTGGCAAATACGATTGAACAGCTATCGTTACTCCACGCTTTAATATTCTATCCTCCTTATCAGGGGCTGTGTCAACCGTGTTATCGAATTCCTGTGTAATATATGCCTTCGTGTTTGTACTGTGCTTTGTGGGTATCATTAACTCTGGATTAAATAAGAGCCTAATCTGCTCTAAAATTTGATCCATATCAGACCTATATTTGGTCCAAATATTTACATTATAAGATAAATTTATAGCCTTAGGTGATAAGGAAAGAATTCGTATAGCTCTTTGCTTGTCTTCATCAAAATACTTTTCATGCACTAGAGTAGGCTCATACCTTCTTCTAGCATTATCATCCTCTGAACTAGTCTGTGTAATGGATAGCACAGGTAGAATAATGTTATGCTGCTCCTTCATCTTTGCCACAACTCTTTCTGGATTACCGTGCTGACACTTTATGGAACCGATCTTATCACTTTCCGTTATATATTTTAAGCTGTTAAAAATAGAAATCAAAGCTCTAAGTGTTTCTCTATACACTAACGGTATTTTTTGATGTTGTTTAGAAGCCTGTAAAATGAACTGCCTAGCCCGTGTTCCTGCTCTTACCGTTTGTGGCTGTTCCCCCTCTGATAGAGAAATTGATTTTTCTCCCGTGAGGACATACTCTATAGAACTAGCTCCAAACTCATGTGACATTAGTTAAAATTTACTCCTAAATCTGTGTCGTTAACCTCAGTTAAAGTATCAGTCTGCACCTCAGGATCATCACGGAGAAGTCTAGCATAGCAGGATAAGTGGTAAACACCGTAAGCCTCAAAACTATCTTCCTGAACTTGATAGATTTCATATTTCTGCTCTTGGAAATGTGGTTTAATAACATCTCCTGGTTTAATATATCGTCCTATCTTCTGTGTTATATAGCTTCTATTAAAAGTGAAAACTTGATCGTTAGTTAATTCAATACCAAACTCAGCTAAATTTTCTTGAAGAACAGAAGGCTCATAATGCCCGTAAACCATTATGGGTTGTCTGGATATTACCTTCTCTCTAATCTCCTGGTATACTTCATCCACATCAACCTCAGTAGCATACATTTTATAAAACTCTAACTTAGATCCAGACAACCTGATAAGCTCATCATCAACTATATTGAATAGGTTTATATCTGGATTCTTAGGATCAAAAAGACTGAGTTCGCTCTCACTATCCATATCAGGGATAGGAGGCATAGGAGTTGTAACTTTATATTTCTTATCCATTAGTTTAGAATGTAGTAAACCCAGGAGGCTCCTCTATTTCAAGCCTTAACTGCTCCTCTAAAGCTGCTCTATCCTTTTCACTCTGTTGAAGTAGTGCTGCCCCATTTAAACTAGCTCCACCACCTGGGCCAGGAATAGTCGCAAACTTGCCTCTAACCTCACCTAGTATACCTTTTGCCAAGGCTAAAGTATACTTTTGAATCCAAACCCTATAAGCAGGATGGATAGTATCAGAATCAATAGCCCTGTATTCTACTAATACTGGTTGAGGTGTAACAACGGGAACAGGGTAAAGTTGTATATATTTATTATTAATAATCTCCCAAGAACCCTCCTGCCCTAAAACCTTTCTAATCTGTTCCAAGTGAGACTGCAATAGATAGAAATCACCAATAGCAAATGAGTTGAATAAGAAATTGTCTTGAAAGTATTTAATGAAGAAGTCAAACTCTAAGGTTCCAGCTTGCGACTGAATACTTAGTAGAGTCTTTTTGTACACAACATAATCTAAGTTATCTATTACATGCTGGGGTAATTCATAAAGATTTATACCAGCAGACGCTTCAAATGTTGCGAACTGCCTAGTCCATAAAGGAGCATGATAAGATAACTGTGTCGTAGCCTCATCAATACAAGACTTTATTTGAAAGGGAGTTAGCTCTACTCTTACTACAGGAAACCCTAACCGTGCAAGAACATAAGCATTAATCGTCTCCTCAAAGCTATTGAACTCAACCTCGTCTGATAAGGTCCCTTTGTTTAGTTTTGAAGTATCAATATCACCTGAAGCTTTTCCATCAGTAATGAGTCTACCCTCATAGGAAGCTCCAGAGTCTCCATATACAGTTAATCTAGGTTTGTGCGGCATAATATCTCCCCTAATTATATAGTTAAAGAAAGAGCCAGGGAAACTAAATTTCCCTGGCTCTTGTTTATTTCCTACTAAAAGTTATTAGTAACCAGTAGTAGCGTTCCCCATGATGTTCGTGTTTCTTCCGAACGGCTGGAGGAGGTGGTTAGCGGTAGGACCAACAATTCTAACGATTCTGTAGAATCTACTTTGTGGCGTTACTGCAACCTTTCCGTAGCGAGTAAGGATACCTTTCCTTGGTTGGAAGGTTTCGGGATCCGTAATGGTGGGAAGCTGCTGGAGCGGAATGTATGGAGCATACACATAGCCCGTGTCCATAGCGTTAGCACCTTTGTAGCCAACCATAATCTCGTCTTGCGGATACATAGGATCAACATAGAGATCATACTTGCCAGCGAACTTACCCTTGTACTCGATATTAGACTTGCTAATATTCGAAGGACCGTCACTAGGAGCGATACCCCCCTCTAACTTCGCTGCCGACTCAAGCATCGACGCAACGATTGGAGAGGTAAGTAACCAACTACCAGGACCACGCATCGTAGTACGATAAATATCCTGCGAGGCGAAGTTAATCGTTGCAAGAAGGTTAGCGTACACTTCGCCAACATGACGAGGAGTAAGGTTTAAAGTACCCGTTGCGGTGAAGTCAGCGACAAAGACATTAGAGCCTCTGTTCTGAGCTTCGCCAGCAAGACCAGTAGTGAAATCATACTGGAATGCAGCAGGAACGAAAGCACCACCAGCAGCACCAGCACCACCTTTGGAGCCAGTACCATCGTTCTGATCCTCGGCAGTACCCGCACCACCCGTACTACCAAAGGAGTTGGCATTGGGCTGATCAAGAGCAGCACCACTCCAGCCACCTAAGGCTTGAGCATCAAGGTTAAACCCGTAAGCGATCATTCGAAGATCTTCAACAAGCTCTCTGTCGATTTCAAGTTGAAGTTCCTTCGAAAGAAGGTCAGTAAGTTCACGCTCAAGATCAAGGTTATGATAAGCCTTAAGGTCTTGAGAAGCTTCCAGCGTCC